ATTGTTTACTGGAACAGCTGGCGTTGGTAAAACAACTGTTGCTAAGGCGTTATGTAACCAGCTAGGACTTGATTATCTACTGATTAACGGATCCGAAGAGGGTAACATTGATACACTGCGTAATAAAATTAAACATTTCGCATCAACAGTATCCTTGCAAGGTGGTTATAAAGTTGTAATACTCGATGAGGCAGATTATCTAAACCCACAATCAACCCAACCTGCTTTACGTGGATTCATTGAAGAGTTCAGTAACAATTGTAGATTCATAATGACCTGTAACTTTAAAAACAGAGTCATTGAACCACTACATTCTCGTTGCTCAGTAGTTGAATTTAATATTGCTAAGAAAGACATGCCAGACCTATGTGGTTCATTCATGAAGCGTGTGAGTAATATTTTATCTAATGAAAATGTAGAATATGATGAACCAGTAATCGCTGAATTAATCATGAAGCATATGCCAGATTGGCGCCGTGTTTTAAATGAATTGCAACGATACTCTGTATCGGGTAAAATCGACACAGGAATCCTTGTATCATTATCAGAAGTCTCTATGGGCAACCTAATGTCTGCTATGAAGGACAAGAACTTTAAAAAGATGCGACAATGGGTAACGGATAACATTGATCAAGAACCGGCTGCACTGTTTCGTAAAATTTATGATAATATGTCCGACTATGTTAAACCACAATCTATTCCACAGCTAGTGCTTATTCTTGCTGATTATCAGTACAAGAATAGTTTTGTTGCTGACCACGAATTAAATATGGTTGCATGTTGTACAGAAATCATGGCAGCAGTGGAGTTTAATTAATGCATAAACATACAGACGCAGTAGAAAAGACAATTGCTGATTTAAATGAACAACTCTATAGGGCATATGCCAGAATTGTAGAGTTGCAAGATAAGATAAAAGAACTAGAAAATGAAAAGAAATAAGTATTGGAAATTGTGGGCCAAATCACTAGGCGAAAAGTCTGGTACCACTGACCGTGAAGCAGATGTAATTGCTTTAATGCGAAGTGTAATTGTCCTAGTAAATTTTTTAACTTGTTTCTTTATTATAGCAGGAGTGATACATCAATGGTAAATAAGTGGAAACGTGCATTCATGGAAACTGCTAATATTTTTGGCAAGTTATCTCACGCACAACGTGCTCAAGTCGGCGCTGCTATCGTAAAAGATAACAGAATTATATCTGTTGGATATAATGGAATGCCAGCGGGCTGGGACAACACATGCGAAGTTGATAATGTTACTAAACCAGAAGTCTTGCATGCAGAAACAAATGCTATTGCTAAAGTGGCTCGATCAGCAGAATCATGTGAAGGTGCTGACATTTATACAACCTATGCTCCTTGCATTGATTGTGCTAAACTGATATATCAATCGGGTATAAGTAAAGTTTATTATGCAAACGACCATATGCGTTCAACAGCAGGAGTTGATTTCCTGCATAAATGTGATATTGAGGTAACCCATGTCCCCATTTGATTATGTAAACGATATAACATACGGCAAGAAAGGCATCATGGTTGATGATATTGCCGAAAAGAATTACAATGCTTTTATTATAAATCGTTCATTATCCTATCACAATGATACGGTACTATTTGCTAATGAGATGAATATACATCATACTATAGACAGCCGCCTTCAGTATGATTTTTTTATAAATATAATCAGGAAACAGAAAAGATGGTCCAAATGGATGAAGCCATCGGAAGTTTCTGATTTGGATCTCATCAAAGAATATTATGGATATAGTAATGAAAAGGCTAAGTCCGTATTAAAATTATTAAATGATGAAAAAATTAACGAATTGAAAAATAGGATTTATAAAGGTGGAAAACGAAAATAAAGAAGTCAAAAATTGGACTCCTGCAGAAATGCTTGAAGTCTCTCTCAACGAACCAGATGATTTTTTAAAAATTAGAGAAACATTAACTCGAATTGGTGTTGCCTCTAGGAAAGATCAAAAGCTATTCCAATCATGTCATATTCTGCATAAACAAGGCAGATATTTTATTGTGCATTTTAAAGAGCTATTTCTGTTAGATGGTAAACCAAGTAATTTAATCGAAAACGACTTAGAACGTAGGAACACAATTGCTACATTACTAGCAGATTGGGGATTGGTAAGTATTATTAATACTAAAGTCTCAACTCCGTGTGCACCTTTAAGACAGATTAAAGTTATTCCATTTAAAGAAAAGACACAATGGGAACTTTGTCCAAAATATAATATAGGCAATTCAAATAAGGAATAAAACCCTTATAAATATATTATAAGAGAATAGGAGAATTTAATATGGCACTACAAACATCAGGCGCAATATCACTGTTCGACATATCCAATGAATTCGGAGGATATGCATATCCGCCTGTGGAAATAGATGATTATATGGGAGCCGATCCCGTAAATCAACCTAGTTATGGTAACGCAGTTGGTACTGCAGTTGACTTTGCTGATTTTTACGGCACTAGTATTAAGACAACTCGGCTAACTGTCCGACCCAATAATGATAGCTATGCTAGATATGGTTACGCCAGAGCCAACGGATACTTTTATTATATATCAGAAAGCGGCCAATCTGGTACGGCATTCGGAGCATCAACTCGAACAAGCTCTCTTGCGGCTGGCGGCAGAACTCTTGCATGTGTTGTGATGGACGATATGTATTATGATTATTTAACAATAGGATTTTCTGGCGGCAGTAGCGCAACACAAGGTGGTTGGACTACGGCTACATTTTATGATACTTCAGGTTCTGGCCCATTTCCGATAGACATGAGTTCAGGTGTTACAATTAATAGAAGTGATTCAGTTAACTTTGGTGCATTACCTGGTACTAGCCCGACAGTATATGGTTATAGATTTGGTTACGGTGGCGCCGGTAACAATGCCGGTTACAATGCAGCGTTCGCGGTTACAACTATGATTAAAAACAATGCGACTTCAACACCATATTACGTATACGTAGAATTTACTTAGGAGAAAATAAATAATGGCAATAACTTATAACATACGAAGACTTGATCCACTTGGATTATCAATGAACTTAGAATTCATTCATGACGATGACTCTTTACCTAATTGGTATTCAATGGCCAGTCTACCAGAAAACTTTACAGAAGCTCAACTACATCAAGTTGCTGAAGATATGGCTGAAAATGCTGCTTTATTCTGGCAAAGTTATACTGCTGTTGAACCCTTTGTATTAGCAGAAAGTACTAAAACTATTAAAGACATTCAAGTTGAAGACTCACCTGAATTTAATAATCTTTATGAAAGACTTGAAGAAGTTTGGACAGAAGACGAAACAACCAAATATAAAACCTGGCAGAAAGTTGCTTATAGTTCTGAAGAGAAAGCAAGAAATATTAGACAGAGAAGAGATCAGCAATTAATGATTACTGATATGGAAGCAGTATCAGATAGAACTCCTAGTACAGAAATACTCAATTATAGACAAGCACTTAGAGATATTACTAGCCAAGAGACATTTCCTAATAGCGTTATTTGGCCAATTAAACCAATAGGTTAATAAATGAATAAACTTCGATATTATATTCTGATTACCAGAGGTATTTCCCAAGTAAAGCGTCATGCTAGAATGTGGGACGGTACTTATAGTCAACAAATTACCAAAGATGATGTGTACTATGTAATCAATACTAGAGATATGGAATTTCAAGCTCAAGCAATAGAGTGGCTCGAATCGGAGGGAATCCAATATAATACATCAGAAAGTAATGGTGGACCTTCAAAAGGTAAAAACGCTGTTTTGGATGCATTCCTTGCATCAGATGATGACTATTGTATTCAAGTAGATGGCGACGATATGATTACTCCACACGGTATTCATGTTCATAAGATGATTGCAAATCCAGCAGTATATGGTCTTCCAGATGAAACTCCACCTGATGTTGTAGTACTAGATTACCAATACGGTATTATTCCTAATGAAGGCTACGGCCCTTTAACTATGACTGAAGCTCAATATTCTGCACAGCAATATGCTGAAGATATTTACAATGCTGATTGCATTCAAGGTATGGGTTATAGATGCTTTAATAGACCATGGGAATGGTGGGATAGAGCAATGAGAGGAGAATACTTTGAGAAGGGCAGTCCGTATTTAAGAGCATTATCCGAAGCACATAAAAGGTTAATTACTTATGAATTTAAGTATATTAATAAGTGGGAAACACATTGCAGAGTTATTTGGTACTCTAAAAAGGCTGCAGGATTAACAAGATTTAAAGAAGATATTTTAGTCGGAGAAGATGTAATGAATTACTTCGACTTAAAACATGAATTTGCACAAGGTAATCTGACAATGAGAACCTTGCACGAAGTATATCCAACTTATGTTTATGATCAACGAGTTGGTGGTATTGTACAGATTGCAAATGATATGAATCACGGTAGAGGTTACCTAGATTGGATGGAAGATGCAGCAGATAAATACGAAGAGTATGAAGTTGCTGGTAAACTCCATGAAGATTTGGAAATACCCTACATAGAATTTCCAACACTGTTTGATGAGTTCGACGGCGTTTATTACGTACCTGATACTTTGGGTTTAGTTAATTATCCAGCTGCCGCTCCATCAGAAAAACATTGTGGATATTAAATTATTTGCACACTTTGTCTCAATCTAAGAGAAAAAGTGTATAAATAAAACCGAGATGCCGAATGGTTCGGGTCTCGTTAGTAAAATAACCTTGCTTAATTAATAGGAGGAAACAATGGTTAGAAGTACTTTAAATGTGCCGCGTTCTTTATTCGTAGGCTTCGAAAGTTTGTTTGATGAACTAGAAGGAATTCACAATTCCGCTAGGTCAGGAAACGATAATTACCCACCCCATAACATTGTAAAAATTGATGAGGAGAAATTCCACATTGAATTAGCAGTGGCTGGGTTCACAGAAAAAGATATTA